TTTTTCTACTACTAATAAAGGAATCAAAATAGTTTATAGTAATGGTACAGATATTATAGATGTTACTGCAAATTTAGGAGCTATCGCAACTGGTGAAATTACAGCTACAGGGAACATACTACCTGGTACAAATGACACGTACGATTTAGGGGCTTTAGGAAATGTGTGGCAAAACATTTATACAGGAGACTTGCATTTAAATAATGAGCATAAAACCGAGGGTAATATAGTTGACGGAACAAAAGGGAGTTGGACTTTACAGGAAGGTTCTGACGATATATACTTAATCAACAACAAATCTAATGAAAAATTTAGATTAAAACTAGAAAAAATTTAGGAGAAATTTATGGGTATTATTTCAAACGGAAATACAGTTATAGATAACGGTGCTATTGATGCAAATGAAGTTGATACTACGCAAATAGCAAATGACGCTGTAACTGCAGATAAACTTGCTGACACTGCTGTTACTCCAGGATCTTACACTGCTGCATCAATTACAGTTGATGCTCAAGGAAGACTAACTGCTGCGTCTTCAGGCGCGGGTGGTGCTATTGGATATGTACCTAACGCAGGACAAGCTAGTTCAGGAAGTTCATCAAAAACAACTGGTGCAAACACTGCTTATGGACTTGTGTATCTAGTTGGTGGTGGTGGCGGTGGCGGAGCCGGTCAAGTATTTGGAAACCATGGTGGAGGAACAGGAGGAACAGGTGGAGGAAAAAACTTTGTTTCTTTAGCTCTTACAGGCAACACTACTTATCCATACACTGTTGGTGGAGGGGGTAATAGAGGGAATAGCACTTCTGGATCCCCAAATTCGTCAAGCGGATCTGCTGGCAGTGCCTCTACATTTGGATCACCTGCTTTAATTACATCCAACGGAGGAAACGGTGGTCAAGGCGGTTATAATGCTAACTCTGGTGCTAGACCTGGAGACTCGGGAAATTCAGGAACTCAATCAATTAATTCAGGTACACAAAATGGACCGGCTAATTCAGTAAATGGATTTTCTGGAGGCGAAGGCGGACCTGGCGGTCCACCTAACGCACTTGGTAGTAACGGATCAGCAGGTGCATTTGTACTTTATGAGGCATAAACTATGGCAATATTAATTTTTAATCCAAGTTCAGAAAATCAACCCAACAGTTTTATAGGAGTGGCCGCTGATCAAGCTGCGCTTGATGCTGGAGTGATTATAAATCAAGAAGCAATAAAAACTATTACATGCACTGATGCTGAGTTTGAAAATATAAAAAGAGCTAAGGATTATCCAATTTCTTATGATTCAAACGATGTTGTTACATGGCAAAACCCAACAACGGAAGATAATAGTTTAGAAGCACATCAACAAGAAAAAGATTCACAGATTGCAGCGTACAATAATATTAAAGATAGATTTCCAACTTATCCTTTAATGTCTCAAATAGATGCAGCAATATCTTTAGTTGAAGCAGTTGATCCTGCTACGTTAACAGAAAACCAAAGTGTTCTAGACGTAGTTTATAATCAGGATAATAACTATTTACATTGGTGGCAAATTCTGTAAACTACAGAATAATGTCTAAAATAATAGAGTTCATAGCCCATGAAACTATTGTAGCAATCGACTACATACAACCTGTTCCTATCAAAAGGAATGTACCTGAATGGTATAAAAAACTTTCCATGCAGGGACCTTTAAATATTAAACATTGTATGCCTTTTTTAGATACTCTTACAAGTGGGTATTTGATAAAATCTCCTATTGATTATGAATATCGACATAACGTTTGGGACACTGAAGATCAAGATTATAAAACTTATTGGAATATTGGGGGTCCATCTTATGACGTAGATTTGGTCCTTAAAGAAAATATAAATATAAATTATGGAACACAATTACATGGAACACTACAAATAGCGGGCTCTCCTATGTTGGAGAAAAATAGATTTTTACCTGTACATAAAATTATGAACCCTTGGATAATTAAAACACCTCCAGGTTATTCATGTTTGTTTCTTCCTCCAATGAATAATGTTGATGAAAGATTTAGTATTATACCTGGAATTGTTGATACAGATACTTTTAGAAGAGAAGTAAATTTTCCTTTTATAATTAATTGTCGTAAAAATGAATCTGTTGAAAGTATGATAAAAGCAGGCACACCAATAGTTCAAGTATTTCCATTCAAAAGAGATGTATGGCAGATGAAAATATCAACAAGAGACGAAGTCAAACATAGATCTGCTGTAGTAGAACAAATGATACATAAGTTTCAACACTATAAAAATAAAATTTGGAATAAGAAACAATGGTCATAAAAGATCACATCCTTATAGAAGATAATTTTTTAAAACCTTTTGAAGTGTGTCAAATACTTAAATATGCAAATCAAGCTCAATATGATGTTGGTGGTGTATTTAAAGGAAATGAAAAAGAGGCTGTTGAGGATAAAAATATTAGGGTTGTGGAAACTACACCATTAAGACAGGGCGCAGAGTTTTCACCAGAGGAACAATTTTGGAATAACTATATGTGTGAAAAGGTTAGAATGGCTATCCATATTTACAAAGAAAAACTAAACGCAAAACATTTAACTCTTGCATCAATTAATGATATTGCAATACTTAAATATGAAGTTGGTGGAAAATATAATCTTCACACTGACCATTGTGCAAGGGTACCTAGAAGTATGAGTTTAATATTTCTTCTTAATAATGACTACGAGGGTGGAGAGCTAGAGTTTTGCAATCATGATGAACAAGAATCACATACAATTGACATACAAGTAGGAAGAGTAATCATATGGCCAAGTAATCATATCTTCCCACACAGAGTAAAACCTGTTATAAAAGGAACTAGATATTCAATTGTATCATGGTGCTTATAAAAGGAGATTTATGAAATTTATACAAAGCAAAAAAGACGGGTCCGCAGAGATCGTATTTAGTGATGAAGAAATAGAAATATTAAAAAAATATAAAAAACTTACTTTTACTCCAGAGGGTTTTAAAGATTTTTCTACAAATTTAGTAGCTATTTGTAGTCAATTTTACTTGAACTTCCAAAAAGACGTTCAAGATAAACAAACCTATGGAGAAGAGGTAAAACCTAAAAAACCAGCAGACGTTTAACATTTGTTTAAAATAAGGTATAATATGTCATGCCTTTAACAAACGTACAGATAAGACCAGGATTTAACAAACAAGTTACAGAAACCGGAGCCGAAGGGCAATGGACAGATGGTGACTTTGTAAGATTTAGATATGGTTTACCAGAAAAAATTGGTGGTTGGGAACAGATAACTGATTCTACTTTAGTTGGAGCCGTTAGAGAGCAAATGGTTTGGGCAGATTTAGATGGTAGAAAATATGCTGCTTTAGGAACAAACAAAGGTTTATTTATATATTACGAGGGTGCGTTTTACGATATCACTCCTCTTGATACAGCACTTACAGGTGCAACATTCGATACTACAGATACATCAGCAACGGTCACCGTAAACTATACATCTCATGGTTTGAGTGCAGGAGATTTATTTACTTTTACAAATGTAACACCACCTTCAGGTGCAGGGTATGTAGCTGCTGATTTTGAAACAAACACTTTTCAAGTAGTGACAGCACCCGATGCAAACACTTTTACAATCACAATGGCTGCTGCAGCAACTGCAACAACATCTGCAAGCGGCTCTGCTGATATAAATCCTTACGCAACTGTTGGCCCACTTTCACAAACTTATGGTTATGGTTGGGGTACAGATACGTGGGGCGCAGGTGGTTGGGGCGAGGCATCAAGCACTTCTACAGTTGCATTAGATCCTGGATCTTGGTCTTTAGATCATTTTGGTCAAATACTTATTGCGACTGTTAAAAACGGTAAAACATTTCAATGGAGTCCTATTAATTTGAATCCTAATGCTTTAACAACAAGAGCCACTATTGTAAGTGGTGCACCTACACGATCAGTAATGTCTATTGTGTCTGAAAGAGATAGACATTTAATTGTACTTGGAACTGAAACTATAATTGGTGATCCATCTAAACAAGATAAAATGTTTATAAGATTTTCTGATCAAGAAGATATTTCAGATTACACACCAACATCAATTAATACTGCAGGTACTTTTAGACTAGACTCCGGTGTTAAGATAATAGGTGCAGCAAAAGCTAAAGATTATATTTTAATACTTACAGATACTTCTGCCTATGTTATGCAATTTGTGGGACCACCTTTTACTTTTTCTATTAGACAAGTAGGAAGTAATTGTGGAGCGATCGGTCAACATGCAATTAAATATGTTAATGGTGCTGTATGGTGGATGGGTCAAGCAGGTGGTTTCTTTGTTTATGATGGAACTGTAAAAGCTGTTCCTTGTTTAGTTGAAGATTTTGTATTTACTAATAAAGGTAGCAATCTTGGTATTAATTATAATTCTGGAGAGGTTGTTTATGCAGGTTTAAATCATTTATACAGTGAGATTAATTGGTTCTACCCTAAATCAGGATCAGAAGAAGTTGATAGAGTGGTATCTTATAATTACGAAGAAAATGTTTGGACTACAGGTTCTATGGATAGAACTTCGTGGGCAGATGCTACATTGTATGATAACCCATATGCTACTAAATTTAATGCAACAGGAACGCCAACTTATCCAACTATACAAGGTGTAACTAATGTTAATGGAGCATCTACTTATTATGCTCATGAAGTTGGTAATAATGAAGTTAGTGCAACTGGAGTTAAAACGGCAATACCCGCATTTATTCAATCTGGTGATTTTAATTTAGG